TTATTACTAAAATAGCCAACCATTTAAATTCAATATTTAAAAGAAATTATTTATTTTATTTAGAAAACGGATATACGAAATTTGGATAAGTCATATTTATAAACACACTAATAATATAGATATGAATCAATTTGATAAAGTTGTATTTGGTAAAAAAACATTCGCTAATATTTTAGAAGAAATATACGAAAACCAAAAGAAAAAAGATAAACAAGTTACTGCTCTTATCAGTGAACTTAAGCCTATGATTGAAGAAATAGGTGATGCCACTCTTATAGTTCCATTAATTAAAGAATATATGGAAATTGGCGTTAAAAACGATGATTTACTTATTAAAATGGCGGCATTAGCCCAACGTGCCATGAGTAGTCAAAGTGAAGAATCTTTGGGTATATCCGAAGAAGAAAAACAGCAGTTACTTAATGAAATAAATAAATTTAAATCTGAGTAATGAGTATAGTAGGATTAATAAAAACTAGTATATCTGATGAAGGGCAATTTAAAAGGCAACCTCAAATTACATCTGTAAGAGTATCTGATATTGTTTTAGATGAAAAGCATAGTAGATTTAAAGAGGTAGGGGAATGGAATGGGATTGGAACTATATTTTGGGTTGCTGTAGAACAAAAAGAAGCTACTTTAAATTCAAATAATAAAGCTAAACCTGTTTTTTCTAATATTAAACAATATCCTTTAATAAATGAAATAGTATATCTAATTTCTCTTCCTATTCCTACAACCCAAGAAAACAATTTAGATTCTAATGATTATTATATAGCCTCAATTAACGTATGGAATAGTCAACACCATAATGCCCTCCCTACAGGATCATCAAATACTACTTCAACTAGTACTACTTCTCCTCCACCTTCTAGACCTGCTAATAAAATAAATTTAGGTAAAACTTTTAAAGAAAAAGACAAAATATTTCCCTTGCAACCCTATGAAGGAGATATAATTTATGAAGGAAGATGGGGAAATTCTATAAGATTAGGTTCAACTATAAAAAAATCTGATCAACTTCCAAATACTTGGTCTAGTACTGGGGGAGATGGAGACCCTATTATATATATTAGAAACGGACAAGATCCAAAAAATAATAAAGATAGTTGGATTCCTGTAGCAGAAGATATAAATAAAGAATTATCTTCTATTATTTTAACTTCTACCCAAACTATTCTATTAAATGCTGCGTATTCAAAATATGAAAGTTATGCCTCCTCTCCTCCAAAATCTCCTGATAAATTTGGAGGAAAACAAATTATATTAAACTCAGGAAGATTATTATTTAATGCTAATGAAGATCATATTTTATTAACTTCTAAAAATACTATTAGTTTTGGCTCTGTAAAAGGATTTAATTTTGATACAGATAATAACTTTATAGTTAAATCTAAAGAAATTAAATTAGGATCTAAAGAAGCTACAGAACCTTTACTTTTAGGGAATGAAACTGTAGCTTTATTAAAAGATTTAGTAAATACTATATCACAAGCTTTAAAACCTTTAGAAACAATAGCAGGTCTTCCCCCAGGAGTTCCTTTTTTACCAACAAATTCTGCAAATATAGCCGCCAGGCAAAAATTAGCTAGTATTAGTAGGGAGTTACAAAAAGATAAATCTAAAATTTTATCCAAACAAAATAAAACTTTATAATGCCTATAGGTCCTGTTATAAGAATTTTAGTTAAAAATATTATATTATCTGCTTTTAATGTTGGAAAAGCTATAGAACCTATTTTAGCTAAAGTTCAACAAAGTTGTCCTCCTAAAGCAGATATAGAAAAATTTATAAAACAAAAAAATAATTCTGCGAAAGGATTAAATGAAATTAAAAAAACTTTACAATCTATAAATGATACTGCTAATATTATAACAACTCTTATAACGGCATTAGATATAGCAATTACAGTAGCTAAACTTATTCCTTTTCCTCCATTTGTTCCTGGTAATAAACTTGCTGATATTTTAATGAAAGTACAAAAAATAGTAGAAAATGCTAAAAGTACACTTAAAGGAATTCCTGAGGTGATAAAAATAGTTACTGATATAATAATTCAAATAATAGAAAAAATACAACAATTAGAAGCGGCTTTACAAAATTGTTTAATTAAGGATGTTAAAAAAGAATTAGCTTTTAATTCTAAAAAAGCCTATAAAAAAGGAGATATAGCAGTCAAATCAAAAGATTCTTCTTCCAAAACAAATAATATACAAAATCCCTCAGAAGTAAATACAGGAAGAGATCTTAACCCTCAATCAGGAGGAATTTCAAAAAATTCAGAAATAAATAATTTTAAAACAGATAATTCTAATATTGGGAATGACGGGAGTAATAATGCTAATATAGGAGATGAAATAGATCCTAGTACTGGAAAAATAATAAATGAAAAAAATACAGGTACAGGTACAGAAGGTACAGGTACAGAAGGTACAGGTACAGAAGGTACAGGTACAGAAGGTACAGGTACAGAAGGTACAGGTACAGGAGGTACAGGTACAGGAGGAGCAGGTACAGAAAGTACAGGTACAGGAGGTACAGGTACAGAAAATACAGGTACTGAAATAAGTAGTGATACAAATTTGAATAAACCTAATATAACTTTATTAAAACAAAATCAGGTAAATTCTCCTAAAATAATAACAGAGAATACTAAAGTTATACAAGATTTAAATTCTTTAGGAGTAAATACAACTAATTTAATTCCTAATTTAAATAATGCTATTCTAAATTTGATAAATTCTCCTATAGGTACTCAAGGTATAATAAATGAAGATGGAACCTTTAGTATAACTCGCACAGGTACAGAAGGAGCAGGTACAGAAGGAGCAGGTACAGGTACAGGTACAGAAGGAACAGGTACAGGTACAGGTACAGGAGGTATAGGTACAGATACAGGAGGTACAGATACAGGTACAGGAGGTACAGGTATAGGTACAGGAGATACAGATACAGATAATGAAACTAATATAATAATTTCTACAAAACCAAATAAAGATAAAACCTTAATAGAAAAAATTTCTATTAATCAAAATCTTGAAGGAACTGGTATTGATATAACTATTTCTAATCTTTCTTTACAAATTGAAGATAAATATTATAAAGCTTTAGAAGATAGTATTGATAAAGATCCTGAAGATCCTAATAATGCTAAATTATGGGAAAAAATTACTGAAGAAGAAGCTTTAGAAATTTATTTTAATAGTTTAGAACTTACAGAAACTCCTAGTAATATTTTATCTGGAGGAGCAGGTACAGGTACAGGTACAGAAGGAGCAGGTACAGGCACAGGTACAGGAGGAGCAGGTACAGGTACAGGTACAGAAGGAGCAGGTATTGATGAAAACACAGGTGAAGTAACCACAGATCTTAATAAAACTTTAGAGGATAGTTTAAAACCAGGTGCAAATCCTCCATTTAAATATAAAGATTTTATCTTTATTTTAGAAAACAATAAAGAAAATAAACTTTCAATTCCTAGACGAAGAATTGTAGCAACTAGAGAAACTGATGGGGCTAGAATTGAGGGAGATTATTCATTTAGTGCTACTACTCAAATACTAGTAGATGAAACTAAATTTTTAGTTGATAGATTTTTAAATAGTGAGTTAAATTTAATATATAATAAGGTTGATATTAGATTAAAAGAAACAAAAGATTTAATATCTTAATATTTTTAATTTAAAAAATAAAATTTTTAATATTTATAATTATGAAAACCCAAGACTTTAAAAAAATTATTAAAGAAGCTGTAAGAGAAGCTATCCAAGAAGAACTTAAGGATATTCTTCTCGAAGCAGTTCGTTCTCCTAAAGCAGCTGTGATTACAGAACAAATTCAAACTCCTACTATTTCTTCTGCTCCTAAAATAGACAAACGTGCTATAATGCAAGCTATAATGGGGGATTTTACACCAGGACAAGATACTTTATCTTTTAATTCTAATGATGCCTCTATTATGGCTAATACTTTACAAGTAAGGCCAGGCATGGATACTATAGGTGAAGGTTCTGCTTTACCTTCAGGAAATGTAGGATTAGATATGATAATGGGATTAATGAAAGGAGGTAAATAATGGCTTATGTAGTAAGTAGAAAATATCCTATTGATACTCAATTTTCCAAAGCAATAGGAATTAAATTTCCATTTTCAGGACAAGAAGATGCTGTATTTTCTTCTACTTATACTACTAGGGATGCTATAAAATCTAATATAATTAATTTTTTTCTTACTAACAAAGGAGAAAGAATAATGTACCCTGATTTTGGGGCTAATTTAAAAGTGTTTCTTTTTGAGCATATAGAAACTAATAAAATAGGTGAATTAAAAGAATATATTAGATCGTTATTAATTAGCAATTTTCCTCAAGTTGAAGTTGTAAATATTCAACTATTATCCAATACAGATTTAAATTTGGTTCAAGTAAATATAGCTTATCAAATTATAGTTACAAGAGAAGAAGATAATGTAAGTTTAAACATTAGTAGATAAAATGATTAAAAATAAGAATATAAATTATTTAAATAGAGATTTTAATTCTTTAAAAGAGCAACTTATAAATTATGCTCAAACTTATTTTCCTAATACTTATAATGACTTTAGTCTATCATCCCCAGGAACTATGTTTATTGATATGGCTTCTTATGTTGGGGATGTTTTATCTTTTTATTTAGATAATCAAATCCAAGAAACCTTTTTACAATTTGCTAGAAAAGAATCTAATTTATATAATTTAGCATATATGATGGGGTATAAACCTAAAGTAATAAGTCCTTCTATAGCTAATTTAACTTTTTATCAACTTGTTCCTTCTATTACTAGTGGGTCAGTTGTTGTTCCTGATTTTTCGTATACTCTTAAAGTAGACGGAGGAGCAGTATTTCAAGCTAATTTAGCTAATACTGTTAATTTTATATTACAAGACGATGTAGATTTTTCATATTCTAGTTCACTAGACCCTACTAAAGTAGAAGTTTATAGTGTAGTATCAAATCGTCCTCAAACTTATTTATTATCTAAAACCAAACAAGTAACCTCAGCTGTTATTAATACTACTAGTTTTCAAGTAGGGACACCTCAATCTTTTTTAACTTTAGAGATTAATGGAGAAAATATTATTAGAATATTAGACATTGTAGATAGTCAAGGAAATACATGGTATGAAGTAGATTCTTTAGCCCAAGATACTATATATTCTACTATTAAAAATATTAATTCTAACGATCCTAATTTTTCATCAAATCAAAATGATACTCCTTATCTTCTTCAATTAGAAAAAGTATCTAGAAGATTTGTAACTCGTTTTAAAAATTCTACTACTTTACAAATTCAATTTGGTGCAGGTACTGTGGCAGATGTAGATGAAAGGATTATTCCTAATCCTAATAATATAGGGATAGGATTACCATATATTCAAAGTAGGTTAAATACTGCTTTTTCTCCTACTAATTTTATGCTTGATAGAAGTTACGGAATATCACCTTCTAATATTACATTAACTGTGAGATATCTTACAGGTGGTGGGGTGTTATCTAATGTTCAATCTAATACTATTAATATATTTGCTCAAGGTTCTTTAAGATTTAATAATTCTTCTTTAAACTCGAACAAGGCTCAAGCTATATTTAATTCGTTTGCTGTTGATAATCTTGAAGCAGCCTCAGGTGGGGGAGATGGAGATAGTTTAGAAGATATTAGACTAAATTCTATAGCTCAATTTAATTCTCAACTTAGAACAGTAACACAAGATGATTATACTATAAGAGCTTTAAGTATGCCCCCTCAATACGGGCAAGTAGGAAAAGTTTTAGTTACTCCTCAAAAAGCAAGTGAAGTTAATATAATTAATAATACTAATTCTATAGATTTATATGTTTTAGGATATAATAATGAAAAAAAATTAACAATACCTTCTTTAGCTTTTAAAAATAATTTAAAGACATATTTATCACAATACCGAATGATAAATGATAGTATTAATATTAAAAACGGATTTATAATTAATATAAGTATTGATTTTGATATTATAGTTTTACCTAATGTTTATAACAGTAATGAAGTATTAATAGCATGTAATTTGGCTTTACAAGATTATTTTAATA